GCAAATTGTGAAAGTACAGAAGGTAACTGTGAATCTAAAGGTGGTGCAAATGATTCTCATACTACAACTATTGTATTAAAAAATTCAAGTGGTACTGTATTAAGCACTACAACACAGACAAGAACAGAAGTTACAGGATTTCAAGGTAATTGCAATGGCTATCCGGGTACAACTACTACAGGTGTAACTGCAAATTGTGGTCAATATAATGATAGAATTATATATCTAGGCGTAGGTGCTAACAAAGTAAATTGGTCATGGTCTGGTACAGATAGTAACTACACTAATCAATCTAGACAAGGGCCAAATCTATTAGGTTCATCTTTAACGATGACTTATAATAATACAGATTATAATCCTTTACCAGATGAAGAAATTTTTGATGATATTAATGATATCATAGATGATATACCAAGTGATTTTGATTGGTATAATGATGAAATAGTATTTGATGATACATATACTTGGGAAGATGATTTTTCTTTTGAAGAAGAGTACACTATGGAAGAAGATATGTACTTTGAAGAATTTGAAATAGACGAATTTGATATTGGTGATTTTGAACAGCCACCAATGTTCGAAGATTTTGAAGAGTTTGAAACTTTTGAAGAAATGCCTATTATAGAAGAGGTATTTTTTGAAGAGAATTATACAATGGAACCTCCACCAATGATGACGGAGGAATTATTTACAGAAGAATTTGAAGAGGACTTTACAGATTTTTTAGAAGAAACTGGAATGGAAGAAGAGTTTAACCAGTTTCTAGAAGATGAAGGCATAACAGCCGAAGAGTTTTTTGAAGAGATAACCGAGGAGGAGTTTGATGATGAACTTACTGAGGAATCTTTTGAAGAGTTTGAGGAACCGATGGAAGAAATCGCAACTGACGAGGAGAGCATACCAGAGACTGTTAAGACTGAAGAAGAAACAATGGAAGTTGCATCTGAGCCGGAATCAGAAATAGAAGAAAAAGAAGTAGCCCAAAATGAATCAACAGAAGAGCCACAAGAAGAGTCATCGAAAGAGGAATCCAATAGCGAGGGAACTGAAGAATCCGATGTATCAACAGAAGACAGTGGAGAGCAAGAAGATATACAATCGGAAGACACAGAAGTGGACACCGAAAACAGGGTTACTACAGATGTTGCAAAAGTAGAAAGTAGACTAAAAAAGAATTTAAAAAAAATAGCTAAACAAATAGCTAAAGTAACAAAACAAACAACTCAAAACTTAACAAAAGAGGATTTATTTTTTAAGAATAATACACTAGATGCCTATAATAAAATACAATTTTATAAATCAAAAGATATATATACTGACCAAGGATTAGATTTATTTAATAATCAAATAGATTTAGGTGTCTATGATAAAGAAATTTATAGTGATATAACTCTTGCTAGTTATTCACAAAATGACCCAGTAGAAGTACATAGGGTACAGCTACTAGAAGCACAAAACAAAACTAATAAATTAAAATTAGAATTGGAGGCATTACGAAATGAAAATAATTGAAAAACTTAGTACCTATGCGGCACTCCTAGGAGTAATTGGAGCTATTGGGGGAGGCTTTTACACATGGGGCCAGTTTAATTCAAGGCTTGATGCATTAGAAAGCACACCTCCAGTTAATTTAAAACCATTACATGAAAAAGATAAAGAATTAACAAAACAATTTGATGATGTTTTATTATACGCTAATGAATATAAAGTAGATTTAATTGATAGAATTGCAAAAGTAGAAGAAAAAATTAAACCTGTTGATTTAACTGTTGTATTTAAAGAAATAGGTAAAGTAAAAGAACAAATAGCAATGATTGATATACCAGAAGATGTAGATTTAAAACCTATATCAAAAGAACTTAAAAGATTAAGCGAAGAAATAGTTAGGATATTATCAAATCTATCGAAAATTAATCTTGTACCACTTGAAGAAAGTATAAAAATAATAGATGATACTATGGCAGAAATAAATAAAAAATTAGCTATTGTATCTAAAGAAAATGAAGTACAAGATGCTGAGATTAAAGAAATTAAGCTAAAATCAAATAATCCTTTAGCAAATTAACAATAGATTTTTTATGCCAAATTAGGTGTAAACCAGTTTAGGTTTAGAAAATCATTTTTTGACTATCCTTTACCATTAAATCAAATACCCCTGAATAGTAATCTAACATAGATGCTATTACAGGGGTATTTTCGTATGCGGGATTCCATTTATCCATAACTTCCATAAAATCAGAAGACCTAGCTAGCTTTGTTTCTAAAACAAGCAATCCCTCAGATGTAATCTTTACATCAAAACTAGCTATCGTTGTTGAACTTACTGCCATTATTCATTCTTTGTATCTCCCAAATTTCTAGACGGATATTTTTTATTAAACTGTGAAAAACTCAAATTCTTAACATCTTCTCTAAATTCTCTCACTTTTTTCTTTTCATTTTTCCTTACTTCTTCATCTGTTTCAAATATTGCTGATGTTTCATCAGCCCTCGGTCTTTCACTCATTCTTATCTCCCTTACATTATTTATTGCAAGCCCTTTTTCAACTAATTCAAAAAATTGCTCATGTTTCTGATTAATGTGTGTTTCATCCTCAAATGTTATCTTCCAATCATCTAAGTCAATATCATTTAATTTTTGTATTTTAACTATCTTTTTTTTCATCTTTAAATCTTATTTCACCTGCTATAGCACTATAAGCAGCCATGTCAATATAGGTATCTTTGCTAGTAGCTCCTAGCTTAGTTCGTGCTACCTTTAATAAACTCATCATTATAGCAACATTTTCTGCTGTAATTTCTATATCCAAGTATGCAGACCATAATTTTGCTATATTTTTATGATTTTGTACTTTATCACCATAATCCTTTTGTCTATCCCCACCTACTAACTTCCTAGCTTCGTCTAAAAATTCTTTTGTTACTTCCATTATTTCTTTTCTTTCTTAAACTTCCTACCTACAAAAAATACAATTAAATTTTGTATTGTATTTATTGTTACCATAAGTAATAACCAAAATTCCCATATTTCCACTAAAAATTATAACTCATATTAAATGATATACTTCGTCTAATTCCCTTTCCTCTAAATGGATACACTTGATGCTGTAACCAATTAGGAAATACCATTATTTTTCCTACCTCTGGTTTTATAGAGTATTTAGGATTAACAAAAGGATGTGGGTCTGCAAATAAAAATTCTATCCACCCTGCTTGTTCTCTTTCTTTATCTTTTTCAATAGATTTAGGAACCTTTAACCAACCTGCTATAGATAGCATTCCAGAATGCATATGTGGTGGATTAAAATCTCCTGCAATAGAATTAACAAGCCAACTATTGTGTAATTGAATACTTTTAATAGGTTTTTTAGACATTTCTATATCGTCTTTATCACCCTTAGAAAGATGTGTTTTAATATACATACTAACACAATTTCCTGCCCAATTAAATAAATTAGGTAAATTTTTATTTGGTTTTTCATACCATATATGTTCTTCAATCTTATGTTCTTGTTTAACATTACCCACAAGATTATCTGACCAATCTAGCTGTTTAGATTTTTCATCACTTGCAGATATTTTATCACCGTATTCGTTTAACATACTAACATAAGGCTCTGGCATTTGAAATTCTAAAATCGTGGGGCCAAATGGTGCATGAATTTTACCTCTTAATTTATAATCTTTATAATCTTCTGTCATATTGCTACCAAATCTGTTATAGGAACTAAATATCCCCGAGAAGTTAATTTATCACCACCAGAGACAATAGTATATTTATTATACACCATATCACATAGTCTGTCAAGGGGAATCTCAATAGAAAATAGATGTTTATCTTTTTTATCCACAATTCTAAATATCCAAATGTCAGCTTTGCTAGTCTTTATACCACTTTCCTTTCCTCTAGACATAAACTCAACAAATACATTACCTGTTTTATGCGACAATCTGTCTGTTTTTAATTCATAATTCTCCCGTGATTTCATTACAAGTTTTTCATGTTTCTTTCCATATTTTAAATCTTTCTTAAATTTAGTTATAGAAAAATCGTGTGATTTTAATTCTTTTAGTGTCTTTCCATTATTTTCTTGTATTTTACTCAATGTTTTTTTCCTATATTTACTAATTCTATAATTTCATCATCTACTGTCTCTGTTGTAGGTGTATTTCCATTACTTTGTATATCCACTATTTTATCCATAACAGCCATTTGACCTAGTGATATAAGTCTATCTAAATCTGTATTCATCATCTCCATTATACCTTTTAATACATAAAAAGCAGGACTAAGAGATTTCTTAGGGTCTGTTGTATCGTACGCCATCATATCAAATCCACCTTTATCATCCTTTACAGGTTTTAAAATTAAATAAAGTCTATCAGGAAGTAATGATAACTTTTCTGTTTCATCTACAAGTTTAGTTAAATCAACCATTCTTTCGGTATCCTTCTTTCTGCCCAAAGTATTTTATTCTTATCGCACCATTGACCATAAGTTGTTTTACTTGATTTGTTAAGTTTATTTTTTGCATTTACGAATAAAAATCGTATGTCAAAATCTGGATTTTGTTTTCTAACTAACAAATGTTTTTGTCTATCAGCTAAATCAAAAAACCCTTTTGCTTCAATAAATATATTTTGTTTAGGTAAATAAAAATCGGGAGTATATCTTTTTATTTTAGGCTGATATTCAAGATATTGCAGTTCATATTCATACTTTATTTTATTCTTAATTAAAAATAAGGCAACTCCCCTCTCAAATTCAGAGCGAAATCCCTTTCTTTTCATATAAGCGTTGTCAGTTTAAATTTATTAATAGTTTCTACACCTTTTTTAAAAGTTTCAGATAAAATAGGTGCGTGCTTATCCATTTCTATTATTGCCTCATTTATTTCTATAGAAGGTAGTATTGCTAATTTACCCTGTTTTATTCGTATTTGTAAAGCATTAAAATGATTTTGTATACTTCTTTTTTTTCTTTCTATGTTATCTTCTCTAAAATAACCATCTTTTCCTGTAGTTTCCCTTGTTATTAAAGCATGACAATTCTCAATTCCTCTCATAAATTCTTTCATTTCACCCCCACCTTCACGTAATTCGTTGTCAGTATAGACCCAAACAGCATCCCTATTAGATACAATATCATCTTTTCTAAAAGGATGAGATAACCAAAGTATGTTCATATATTTTTTACCTCCGTATTTTTTAATTTATTATACCACACCATAGGCTTTGATTTAGCTTTTGATGTTACTTTTTCATGTAATACAGCTTTTGGCCAACAATGTTTTCTAAAATCACAGTATCCACATATACTTTCTAATATAGTATTTCCTGTTTCTATTCTAATACCTTTTTGTTTACCCGATTTAGGAACATATGTTTCTGGTATTTCATGAAATAACTTTTCAAACTTTTTATTAGATTCTAAAACTTTAATATTTTCAGTGGCTGTTTGTAACATTTCTTTTCTATCTTCTTCTTGATTTACAGGTGCTTCACATACAGCAAATTCCCCTGTAACTTTATTAATAGCTATCCAACCACCAAAAGGAACATTGTCAGCTTCTCCATATAAATGACCTTGCATAATATACCCAAAAGGGTCATCACCTTTTATTTTTGTATAACTTCCAAATTCACCAAACTTACCCATAAAATTAGATGGGCTAGCAGATTTTATATCCCATACTTTACCATCTATTTTGACATCATAAGTACCACCTAATTCAGTATTTCCTATTTTTAATTTTACAGGTTCTTGTATTTTTTCAAGTTCTATACCTGCACCTCTCATAACAGCTATAGCAACTGCTTCAAGTAAATCACCCATTAAAAACTTAATTATTGTATTATATTGTAATTCTTTTTCTTTACCTTTTTTTTCTAATTGCTGTTGACATAGAGGTTTACCTAACCCCGACATCCTCATTCGCCATTTAACTTCTTCATTAAATTGTTTTTCTAAAGCCTTACCACAAGCCTCTTTAAATTCAGATATAGTTTCGGGGGAAAGTTTTGCCTTCCCCCGAACTGCATCATAAAGAAAACTCTCTATTAGAGTAGATAACATATGCTATTCTTGGTCTAACTCAATAGCTAGGGAGTGGTCGCCATCTTTTGTTTTACTTTTAATAGCACTACGATGTTTCTCCATGACACTTTCGTTTACGGATTTTATAGCTACCATAAATTCTTTAAGTAATTCCTTATCTGTGTCAGATAAATCAACTGTAGAACCTGTCTTAATACTAACCGAAAAATAAGTGTTTCCACCCGATTTTTGTTTTTTAGTAGATAACATAAGATTAGTTCTTATCATTGGTTTTTTCTGTTTTGCTAAACCAGATAGTGTACTACTAAAAGGTAAATAATTTGTACCTTTAGCATATAATACACACGGAACTTCCTTAACATTTACGTCTTGCTCATCAGATTTTTTACCTGTGAGCGTTGCTACGCCGTAAAGAACTTGATTACATTTTATCGCACTTTGGATAATTCTTTGTGGGTCATTCTCTGGTAGTTTTTCAACTTCCTCTCTAGATAATTTTCCACACTTATAGTTACCCTTAGAATCGGCAAATTGGTCTCCTAGTGATGGCATTTGCACACTTGATGTAAATTCCTCTTCACTATTATCCCAATAACTATATGCATATAAACGAATGAAAGGTCTAAAAGTAACCTCTTTCGCATACACTTTGTCACCATCAACAGGAAGAACAAAATAACCCCGTGGTAACGGTTTGTCATTTTCATCTTCTGTTTGATAATTAATTGACAAACGACCTAGCACTGAACCTTGTCCACCACCACCATCAGTTTGTCCTGTTAACTTCATTAGCTCCGTATCACTTAATGTATTAAAGTCAGTTGGAACCGCTAAAGCATTATTGTCTGTACCATTTTCAACCATTGGATTTATAAACCTCCTTCATGTTTAACCAGTCATTACCAAGTTTTAACTCAATTCCTACTGGCATCGTATATTTAAAGCCATATCTTTCTTCACACTCATTTGATAAAGACATCATAGCCTCCTTTAAAGTTGTGATAGCTTGTTGTTCTTCGTCTGGATACACATCCAAAACGATACTATCATGTACTGTGTTGCATATAATAGTCTTTAAATTTCTTTTTGTCAACAAGTTTTTTAAATTAATTAATGCAATAGGCAATAAATCTGCCGTGGCGAAGCCCTGTACAGGATAATTCTTTATAGCAGTAGAATTTGTTACACTTCCACTACGTAATCGTTCAACATTTGGAAAGAAATATTGTCTTCCACTAGGTAATTTTATCTTATTTGACATAAATGCTTCATTTTGTAATTCTCTATGCCATCTTGTAATACCAGAATACTTATTTTTAAATGCTCTATAATATTGCATTTGCTTTGGAGTACCTAAAATACCTCCATAAAGTGGTTTAAAGGTATCAGATTTAGCTTTTTGTCTAGATACACCTAATATCCTAGCCGTATAACTATGAACATCAACCTCATCTTTAACATCTTTAAATACTTGTTTGTCATCTGCTAAAAATCCTGCTACTCTAAATTCTAGTTGAGAATAGTCCCCTTCTAATATTTTTCCACCTTTAAATCGTGAAGTAATACATTCTCTAACAGGAAAAGTATTACCTCTAGGCATATTTTGGAAGTTAGGATTTCTAGATGATAATCTTCCTGTGCTTGTTACACATTGCATAAATTGTGGATGTACCATACCATCTTTACTTATAGCTTTTTGCATACCATCTACAAAAGTTCTTAGGTAAGTTCGTATAGCTGAATAGCGTACATACTTAACTAAAAATTCATGTACCTCATCACTAGCAGTAGATAGATAACTTTCTAATATTTCTTTGTCAGTTTTAAATCCCATAGCAGAACAATCAATAACATTTCTTGGTTTTAATTTTAATCCTGCTCTCTCATCTTTATTTGTAAACAGTAATCCTTTTTCATCACACGTTTTACATTTTCGTTTTACATTACTTGGTGTACCATCTTTTTTCATATAAGTGTACTTACCAGTTCCTTGACAGTTATGACAAATAGTTCCATGTGTTTTGAATACTGGTCTTGCCATTGAATTTATTTCTATATAAAAATCTCTTACACTTTCAAAATTAGTTCTTCGTTTAGGTTTTTTTGTATTACCTCTTAATTCATATCCTATATTAAATCTTGTCGCCCACATTTTTTTGTCAGTTACTTTCATTGAATAAAAAAGCACCGACCTATCTTCTGGTGAATCTAAATTAATTGGTGTATCACCCATAAAATATTTTACTTTGTCATTTAAATATTTTTGTAAGTCAACAAGTTCTTTTTCAAATTTAACTTTTATACTTGTTAGTATGTCAGTATTAATATGTAAACCATTCATTTCAATGTCAGCTAAAACTTTTGTTAGTTCCATTGAAAGTTTTATAGTTGGTACTATTCCGTTAGGCATATAAATCTCCCCAATTCATTTTTAATTTACTCAACTGTGCCATAGCTAATTGATAAGTACTTTCAACATCCTGTTTACCATACTCTTCTACAATCGTCCAAGGTATTCTTTCATACGAAGTTTTATTTGTCATAAATGGTTGAATTAGTTCACTTTTTTTAAGTGCTACACCTTTTCTTTTACAGCAATCCTCTAGCGAAAATCCCCACTTAACACCTCGTGCCATAATATATTCCATAACCATAGTGTCATGTAATTTTTTGTCATAAGTAAATCCACATTGTATTAACCAACTATAATCAAATTTTATGTTATGTCCTATAAGTATATTTGTTTTATCTAAAACATTTTGTAAAATCTTTTTTGCATTTGGTGTTGGTGGTTCATCCCTATGATAAAAACATAAGTACTCAACAGGATTGTCATTAACTTTATATCCAACAGAAACTAAAGTGTTATCATTAAATGGACTTGAAGTTATTTTATTTTCTTCATCAACATCAAAAGTTGTTTCTACATCAAGTGTCAGTATCACTTTCAAACACTCCTCTCCTAATACTTATAGTTGCATGACGAGAGCCATGCCAACCATTTAATTTATTTTTACTTATTGTAATACATCTATAAGGGTCTGATAAGTCATGATTATCAGCACCTCTTCCTATACCTATAATTAAATCTGCCTCACCTGCTTTTCCTGTTCTAGAATTATCTAACATAGAATAATCTATAATTGATTTTCCCTCTGCTTCATAACTTGCTTGTGATACTGCCCACAATAAACAACCATGTCTTTTTGCAATTTCTCTTGCTCGAACATAAACATCTTTTAATTTTTCATCGGTTCTATTGTATTGACCAGTAATGTGAACTTTATCTAATTGGTCAACAAACATAACATCGGGTTTATAAACTCGTGCATACTCATTTATTTCATCTATGTGTGTACCGACACTATCAAAAACTGTTAAATAAGGTTTTATATTTGTTAAATACTCTTCTTTGTAATTGTCAATATTATCAGCAATTTCTTCTTTTGTTTGATTAAAATATGATTGAACTATTCGTAGTTTAATTCTAACGGCAGGTTCTTCATTAGCCCAATATGTTACTTTCTTTCCTTGTTTAATATAACCAGAAGCATTAAAACTAGAAAATGTTGTCTTACCTATCTCTGGTCTAGCAAAAAGAATAACAAAATGTCCTCTATCTAGTGAGGGAACATTATCAGCAATTGTTAGTAATCTGTGTTTAAATTCACCCTCTGACCCATTTAAAGTAAATAATTCTTCTATATCCTCTTCTACAACATTGTAAGTTTCGCTACCTACCATATTTTGTTCATCTAGCATTTCAACTAATCGTCTTAATCCACTTACATCTTTGTCAGCCCCTGTATAAATATCAACTGCCTTTTCTCCTATTTCTTTTGCTTGTTGCCTAGCCCAAAAGTTTTTTATGGCATCAAAATTTAGTTCCGATATGGAACTATTTTCATCTAATTCATCTATCTTATCTACTATATTTTGCCTTGTAGCCTTTGGTACAGCAGGATATAGGTCAGCATACATGACCTTTAATTCTCGCAGTTTTAGTACCTTTTCTGGGTATTTGTCATGTATTTTTTCAATTAGGGTATATACTATACCATAATCACGATTAAACATATCCTTATCAATAAATCTACGAACCTTGTTATAATGTTCGTGGTTTAGGCAAATTGATAGGATTTCAGTAAGTATCATTTTGCCATCCCCACGCTTTTCTATCCACCTTATTCACAAGTTTTTCCACATCTTCATCTATCATTTCTTTTATATCATCTTCTAAAAGTAAAAATTTAACATTCATACTTAAAGATAAATCATCTAATATTTTAACAGCTTTTTTACTTGCATCTTTATCAAGTGCTATTCCAACTTTACTATAGTTCTTTAACACATCTATATGAGTTTGTAAAAGGTTAGTTCCGAGTAAAGCTATTCCTGTACAGTATTTAGATATAGTTAGTGCAGATACCACATCTTCTACAACTATTGCAGTATCACTTTTACCAGTTATAAAAGGGTAACCCGAACTTCCATATCTATACCATTTTGGATTTTTATTTTTGTATAAAGCTCGTCCAACAGCGTCAACTAATTTGTCATCTTTCTTAACTAAAAATACTGCTCTATGTAAGTGTCTATCATATCGTATAATTTCATGATATTCTTCTAGATTATAGTGTCTAATATATTTTCTATAATCTCTATTTTCTAAATTTTCTTCCCAATGATTTCTATAGTAAAATACTTCTGGCTCTTTTTGTTTTTCTATTTCATTAAATAATCTTTTAGATAATTCACTACGTGTTCTACCTTTAATATTGCAATCAGCATGAAAACAATTATAAATAGTTTGTGTACCATTATTTATAGCAGAGAACGTATTCTTGTTAAAACAAATAGGACAATCTATTCTAACACTTTCGTTAGTTTTTAAGTTTAGTTCTTTTAAAAAGTTTTGTAACATTCCACTCCTTTAAGTTTGGGTAGTTTACAGGAACTCTTGATTACTTTGTGTAATAATGCTAGCACTCATCTTCAAACACAATCCTACTTGGCACTACCCAAGCCATATTGTAGTCGCTTGTATAGTATATTCATACCCCATCATTAAACTACAATTTATTACATCTGTATGGTTACCCTTGTCTGCCATATCTATTTCACTATGGTCTGAGAGGTGGACGGAAACGTTGCCACGAACCATTGCCATTAATTTCAATTCCACTGGAATCCAAATGCAATTATAAAACCCTTTTAAACTACTAAAAACTAATGTCAATAAAAAAAAAATAATTTTTTAGTTGACTTTTAAATTTAAAGGAATACAAGGGAGAAACCCCCCCGTGGGACACTTTATAACATTTAAGGAGTAAACTATGAATATATTTTTTTTAGATAAGTTTCCACTAAAATCAGCAGAATATTTATGTGATAAACACGTACCTAAAATGTTATTAGAAAGTTGTCAAATGTTATCTACTGCTGTCCATCAACATAAAGAAAATCTTCCATGGCCATTACCTGTTTATCGACCTCATCCTGTGTGGAAAAATGTTGACAATCTTTATAAAAAAGCTTACCCCAATCATCCTATGACAAAATGGGTCGGTCTTAATCGTGGTAATTTTAAATGGACATTAGAAAATGCTGTATTTATTGGTGAGGAATATTATAAACGATTTAACAAATATCATAAATCAAGAAGAATTATTACTTTAATTTTTCAAAATAATTATATGGATTGTATACCAGAGGGAGATTTTACCGAACCACCTCAATGTATGCCAGATGAATACAAAGATAAAGATTATATTTTAGCTTATCGTAGGTATTATGTAGGAGAAAAAAAATATTTTGCTAAGTGGGAAAAGGGCAGAAAACAGCCAGATTGGTGGGATAATGTATAGAATAATTGTTATAACTTTATTACTTTTAATTATTCTTGTTACTTGTAGTGGATGTGCTTTTATGGTAGCTAAAGAAACTGTTAAAATAGTTGATATAGCTTTAGAGGAAGAACCTAATCCTGACAAAAAAAAGAAGATACTAAAAAAACAACAAACTATGAAAGATAAAGCTAGAGAATTTTATTGTAGTAAGGTAAAAGATAAAGAGAAGTGCCAATGAGTAGAGCAGTATTAAAAAGAAAAAAACATAAGGGTAGAAGAAAGATAGGCTCTAGAAAAAGAAAAAATAGACGAAGAATTAGATTAGGTTTAAAAGTTAGGAGAAAAAAGAAATGAGAAAGTACGAAGTAGAAATACAAATAGCCCAAACTAAAATTTATCATGTAGATGCAGAAGATGAAAAAGATTTACTTGATAAAGAAAAAAGTGGGGCTATAGAAGATGAGGGAAAACTTATTAGAATTGATACATCAGAAAGTATGTTAGGTAGTTGGAGTTTTATAAAAAATGAAAGTTGAAAATTTAATAGATAAGTTAAAAAAATGTAATCCAAAGGACGATGTAAGATTTTATTTTTTAGAAAATTATAATTTAAATGGTTGTCAATTAGAAACAATAATAGCAGTAGATAATCAAACTGAAATAACAATAAAAAAAGATGAAACTGATGAGGGGGGATGTAATGCCGAGTAAATTAGTTAAGCTACCAAAATATGTTACTATTGGAGCATATAAAGTAGAACTTGTCAGAATACCTCATGATGTCGCTTATGAAAGCTCAGATTATCAAGGTAGTTTTGTCGCCAAGCCTCCTCTAAAAATTTATTTAGATGAAGAAATAATTGATATGGGTGGAATGGACGCTATTAATTTAGTGATACATGAATTTTGTCACTTAGGCTATTATCAATATGGTATGAAAGATAAAGAAGAAGAGCATATTGTTAATTCCTATGGAAATTTTTTAACAGAGTTACTTATGAGAAGTGAATTAAAAGAATGGTTATTATGGCAGATGACAAAAAGTTAAAATCTGTGGATAACTTTTTAAAAAAAGATTTGACTTATAAAATTAGGAGTTTAAAAGGGTTGGTGTTGTAAGGTAAGAAACTGCCTTGAAGAATACAGTACGTTTATCTTTTTAATTAAAGATATTAATATTACAAAAAGTTAGTATGGGGCGTATTCAATTAAATGAGAAACTTTACTTACAGCATTCTTGGGTGGTTGTTCTAGACAACAATAAAAAACTAGATAGGTTTGGGTTGACACGTAAAATATAGATTTCCCAAACTGAAAGCCTGTTTAGGAGTGGGCATGGTAGATATATCTTTTAGTCCCATTCCTAGACAG